CCGCCGGTGCATCGCAGGCCGGTTCCACGGTCATCCTGCTACTACATGAGCTATCCGCTCACCCATGCGCATCGCCGCGCGTAGGGTCGCACAATACTGGCCCCATATTCCACACGGCAGGGTTGGGCCGCGTATCTTTAACGCGCGGTGGATCAGCGCGTGCTCGCAGTCGCGTGACCAATGGCCGCGCAGTCGCTCACATATGTCCGGCGGTTGTCGGCCGCCTCACCAGTGGCGCAGCGTAAACATGACCCACAGGGACCGACGGGGGGCCACCCCCGCCCCCATCCTTAGGTATCGCGTAAATCGCAACCCAAATTTTAGACCCTTTTAAGCTGAACACACGTCACCCACTTAACCCACCACAAAAACCCATTTTCTTGACCCGTACACGTTTACAGGTTAGCATCTGACACTATGAGCAATCAGGTAGACAAACTCAGATCACAAGAACTGGCGCATAAGCCAATAATCTCGCGTGCCATGCTCCAAGAGATCGAGGAAGACCCCTCGAAAATGGAGACGGTGGCGCGCCTCATGGGTGCCGTGAACTTGGATAACCTGTTTCGGGCGATGCAGAACTCCACGATCAACCCGCAGACACGTATCGAGTTCCAAAAACTGCTGAACCGGATGGGCAAGCTGGAACCTGAGGAAAAAGCCAAGGTGGCGGACACTGGCCCGCAGGTCGTCATTAACATCACTAGGGCCAAGGACGCCGATCATGGCATTACCATCGAGGGCAAGGCCGTTGGGGAGTGATGATGCACGAGATCAATTTCGAGGTTATCGAGAGCCTCGACGGGTTTTTCTACTCGGAGAAGTTTATTTCGCTGGCGATCGGCCCAGTGGGGTCCACGAAAACCACCGCTGGCATCATGAAAATCCTGCACCATGCGGCGCAGATGGCTCCGTGCAAGGACGGCGTACGGCGGTCGCGGTGCATCTGGGTACGTAACACGCGAGAGCAGCTGCGCGACACGAGCATCCCGGACTTCCTGAAGTGGATACCAGACGGGGTGATGGGGTATTTCCTCAAGACCGAGTACAAATTCGTCATAAAAGTTGGCGATCTCGAGTGTGAGGTGCTGTTCCGTGGTCTGGATGACGCGAACGACGTACGGCGACTGCTGTCGTTGCAGGCGAGCTTCATCATTTTTGACGAATTTAGGGAAATCCACCCCGACATTTACAACGCTGCGCAGGGCCGTGTGGGTCGCTACCCGGACAAAATGATGAACGGGGTCGGGTGTAAAACCGACGATGGGCGGCCAAACGCGCACCTGTGGGGGATGACCAACCCGCCGGATCAAGATACGTTCTGGGAAACGTTGATTTCTGAACCGCCGGAGAACGTGCATATCACGATCCAGCCGTCTGGCCTTTCCCCTGAGGCCGACTGGACCAGATTCCTGCCGGATGACTACTACGACAACCTCGCTCATGGTAAAACTGAGGACTGGATCGACGTCTATATCCACGCGAAATTCGGGAAATCGCTGTCTGGACAGCCTGTTTTTAAGGCTTTTGACAGGTCTGCGCACGTCGCGAAGCACGAGATAACGCCTATGTTTTCGAGCACACCCCTGCTGATCGGGGTGGATGCGGGGCTGACACCGGCCGCTGTGATCGGTCAACTGGCCTACGATGGGCGTTTGGTGGTGTATGATAGCCTGATTTCGGAGGATATGGGGGCTTTGCGGTTCATTCAGGAGCGGTTGAAGCCGCTTTTGACGAATAAATTCCCCGGGCGCAGCGCGATGGTCGTCATCGGCCCGGCGGCGTTTCAGCGTGTGCAGACGGACGAGCGCACGGTGGCGGACATCTACCGGTCTGAGGGGTTTATGCTGAAACCAGCCAAAACGAACTCGGTGGCGGCGAGGATCGCGGCGGTCGAGCGGTACATGACACGTGTTATCGACGGGAAATACGGCTTGGCGGTCGACCCGGTGCACGCCATCTCGCTCATACAGGCCTTGGCGGGGAAATATCGGTACAAGATCAACACCAAGGGCATGAAAGACGAGAAACCAGAGAAGAGCCACCCATGGTCAGACATCGCCGACGCGTTCCAGTATTTGTGCCTGCACGCTGACGGCGGAGAGACGTTTGGAGGGTTCGTTGGTGATGAGCGCAGGGAGGTCAGGAAGGTCTCAGCTGGTGGATGGACCTGATATGTTGACGTGTAAGCATATAACGAGTACTGTACCCATGACGTCACACACGAGATAATGCTATGGAGCTTGGCCCCGCACTGATTCCAGTCGCGAGAGCGTCTGACCTAGAAGCCGCCGCGCAGCGTGCCTCCGCAGCGAAGCAGAACACCCCTATGATTCAAGGGTTGGCTGCCCATGTTCGCCGTCGCTGGGAAGTGATGCGCGACCATAAACGTCAAGAAATTGAGTCTCGACTGACGAAGTGCCTACGGGCGCGGTCGATGCAGTATGATCCTGAAAAACTTGCAGAAATCCGTGCCCATGGCGGGTCTGAAATCTTTATGGGGATTGTCTCCACGAAGTGCCGGACAGCGACCGCGTGGCTGCGTGATACGCTGCTTGGGACCGGGGCAGACAAGCCTTGGTCGCTGGCTCCTACGCCGATTCCAGAAGTACCACCGGCTGTACAAGAACGCCTACAGGCGATCATGGAGGCAAACCTCCAGCAGTATTACGCCGCCGGTAACCCGCCGATTGACCCCAGCCAACTCCAGCAGCTCGCAGCCGGTATGAAAGACACCGCGATGCGTGCGATGAAAGAGGAGGCCGACAAGCGCGTTGGCCGTATGGAGATGAAAATGGAGGACCAGCTCGCGGAGGGCGGGTTCGTCAAGGCGCTCTACGAGTTTACAAACGACATCGCTACGTTCCCATACGCCGTGTTAAAGGGGCCGATCCCACGGAAACGCAAGACGATGAAGTACGTACAGGGTGGTATGGCCGCTGTGGACGTGCTCCGCGACGAGTGGGAGCGGGTCGACCCTTACAAATTCTACTGGGCACCGTGGGGCGATGACGTCCAGAACATGCCTATTATCGAGCTGCACCACCTGACACGCGAAGATGTCGAGGCGATGATCGGCGTTGAAGGCTACGACGAGGCCTCAGTGCGGTCGATCCTTGCAGACTTCGGCTACGGGGCGTTCGACTGGCTGGAGCACGATGACTCCGAGATCGAGACGGCGACCGGTAAAGACTTCGACGACGCGCACCGCGACATCGTTGCGGCACTCCAGCTCTGGGACTCGATCCCCGGCTCTATGTTGATCGACTGGGGGATGGACGAGAGCGAAATCCCTGACCCGCAGATGTCGTACCCATGCGAAGTCTGGATGATGAACAACACGGTTATTAAGGCCGTGCTGAACTATGATTCACTGGGTCGTAAACCCTACTACGTGACGTCGTACGAGAAAGTACCCGGCCGTGTCGACGGTAACGGCGTATCTGACCTCTGCATGGACGCCCAGAATATGTGTAACGCGGCGGCTCGTTCGCTGGCTAACAACATGGGCATCGCGTCGGGGCCGCAGGTCGGCGTGAACATCAGCCGTCTGCCAGCTGGCGAAGACATAACACAGATGCACCCGTGGAAGATTTGGCAGTTCCGGCAGTCGGACTACAACGACAGCTCGCCGCCGATGACGTTCTTCCAGCCAAATTCGAACGCGCAGGAGCTGATGGCAGTGTTCGATCGCTTCATGGGCATCGCGGATGAAGTGTCAGGTATCCCGCGCTACATGACCGGTGAGCACGTACCGGGGGCAGGGCGGACGTCTTCTGGCCTCTCGATGCTGATCTCGAACGCCGGTAAGAGCATCAAGCAGGTGATCGGTAACATCGACCACGACGTTCTGACGCCGATGCTTGAGCGTCAGTACCAGCGCAACCTGCGCTACGCTGATGACCCAGATTTGATCGGTGACGTTCAGATCGTTGCGCGTGGCGCGATGTCCTTGGTTGTGAAAGAAGCCGAGGCAGTGCGGAAGAACGAGTTCCTGCGGCTTGTCCTCGAAAGCCCGATCGCTCAGCAGATCGTCGGCTTGCCGGGTACGGCGGAGCTTATGCGCGACCTTGCTGGCAATCTGAACACCAACGTCGATAAACTGGTGCCGACACGAGAGCAGATCGTGCAGCAACAGCAGGCCGCTCAGCAGGCACAGATGGAAATGATGCAGGCTCAAGCACAAGGACAGAATTTGCAGGAAGATGGAACGCCGCAGGGTGGCCGTCAGAGCAACACCATCAGTCCGCGTCCGAACGGGCGCTAAAAGCCACATCTGTTGACACGTTAACATATAAAGGTTAGTTTTACACCATGATTGACCTGAATAACGCCGATCCCCAGTCGGTAAAAGCTCTGACAAGGCTCAGGGAGCCGGGGAATGAGGCAGTACTCAGGTTGCTGCGATCCGAGCTGGAAGCAGCGAAGCAGAAACTGGTCTACGCAGGCGACATGGCTCTTATCCACCGCCTGCAAGGAAGAGCGGAAGCATTTGAAGATTTGCTGAGGGCGGCTGAAGAGTCGGCCGAGGTACAAAGAAACTGAAGCACACCATGACGGGAGCAGCATACTTCGGGCGCTGTGAAACAGAGTTGGTGCTTTGAGGAGATAAAAATGGCGTTGCCAAAACAGGTGCAAGCTCAGCTTGCAGAAGTCGAAGAACTGGAGAAATCCCTAACGGCCCGTAAGGAAAAACCGGAAGACGCCAAGAAGGCGAAGTCGGAAAACCGAACGGATACTGAGGTGGAAGCTACCGACACTGAAACGGATGCGGCGGTTAAACCTGACAAAGCAAAGCCAGCTGACACGTCGCCAACGGACGTAGAGGACGAGACCTTTGCGCAGAAGTACAAGACCCTTCAGGGTAAGTATGATGCCGAGGTTCCCCGACTGCACCAGCAGATCAGGGACTTGAACGCTAAACTGCAAGAGCTTGAAAAAGCGCAGCAAAAGCCGGAGAGCGAGCCGACAAAGCCGAAGGAGAAAGTCAGTTATGTAACCGACGCTGATCGGGCCGAATTTGGCGAAGAGTTAATTGACGTTCAACGCCGTGTGGCACGGGAAGTTGCTGAAGAATATCAGGAGCAGATCGCGGCACAGGCTAAGGTTATCGAAGAGTTGCGGTCTCAGGTCGCAAACACAGGTAGCCAGATTGGTCAGATGACTTTTGCTCAGAAATTGGCGCAGCTTGTGCCAGATTTTGACAAGGTCGACGCCGACGAACGTTGGGTAGCGTGGCTTAACGAGCATGATCCTATGCTCCGGGCACCGCGCCGCACTCAAGCTAAGGCCGCTTTTGACGCCGGTGACGCAGAAGCAGTGGCACACTATGTCAACCTGTGGAAAGCCAGCGTCGCCGATACCCAAGAGCCGGTGAAAGCAAAACGCCAAGCCGAACTCGAAAAGCAGGTTGCGCCGAACCGTTCCGCAAACTCCGCGCGGACGCAGAGTGCCGGTAAAGAGTCCAAAATCTACTCAGCCCGTGAGGTTGAGGCGGCTTGGACGAAGATTCGTACTCTGAATACGCGGGGAAAAGTGGACGAGGCGGCCAAACTTGAAGCTGAAATTACAGCTGCGTACCTTGAAGGTCGTGTTCGCCAATAAAATGTGCTAACATGTAAGCAGCTGTTGGACCAACTAAGGAGGCCAAAATGGCTGTTTTTCCTACCACTGGTGACTTTACCACCAGCCCCGAATACTCTGGCGGTTTTATCCCGCAGCTCTGGTCGAACAAGCTGAACGCTAAGTTCTACGCCAGCACCATGATGACTGAAATCGCCAACACCGACTGGGAAGGCGAGATCAAAAATCAGGGTGATACCATTCGCATCCGCACCGCTCCGTCGATCACCATCCGTGATTACGGCGGCGCTGGCTCGACCCTGTCGTCCGAAGTTCCGGCTCCGATCTACACCGACATGCAGATCGACAAGGGCAAGTACTTCAGCGTTCAGGTCAACGACGTGCTGGCGCATCAGGCCGACATGGACCTGATGAACATGTTCACCGATGACGCAGCCAAGCAGCTGAAGATCAACATCGAGAACGACTGCTTCTTCCAGTGGTTCGTGACCGATGGCGCAAACGCTGCAAACGCCGGTGCAACTGCTGGTGCTCTGTCCGCAGAGTACAACCTCGGCACCGACACCGCTCCGATCGACCAAGCCACCCCGGCGAACGTCCTGAAGTCCATCCTGCGTATGTCGGCAGCTCTGGACGAGCAGAACGTACCTGAAGAAGGCCGTTGGCTTATCATCACCCCCTACGACCGTCAGCTGCTGATGCAGACCGACATCGCGCAGGCCTACTTCACCGGCGACTCGTCCTCGACGATCCGCACCGGTAAGATCGGCATGCTGGACCGCTTCGAGGTCTACGTGTCGAACCTGCTGCCGAAAGGTGCTGCTGGCAAAGCTCTGGTTCCGGGTTTGTCGGCAACGTCGACCGGCGCGAATGTCACCGACGCTAAGAACCGTCGTATGATGGTGGCTGGTACTAAGGCCGCCTGCGCATTCGCGTCGCAGATCGCCAAAACCGAACCCCTGCGCAACCAGACTGACTTCGGCGACATCGTCCGTGGTCTGGCTGTGTATGGCCGCAAAGTAGTCAAGGACGAAGCCCTGATTACCGCGCTGGTTGGCTCGGCAACCTAACGACTGACCTGATGGGAGGGGTTTCGGCTCCTCCCACCTCAACAACAGGAGAGTTGTTATGGACGTGTTCAAGATCATCGAAGCGCTTGGCGCAGAGATTGCCTGCAACCGTGCGGTTGTCCGCGTCGGGGATACGCGAGTGGTGGTGGCTAAGGTTATGGGCGACACAATGCAGCTCACAACCGAAGGCGAGGAGATGGCTAAGTCCATCGAAGAAGTACCACAGAAAGCGCCCACAAAGCGCAAACGCGCCCGCAACGACGATGGTACGCTCAAGGGGGATGACCCCAGCACTCCAGATGTGAATGAGGCGTGGACGGATGGCGACAGTTAAGGTCAGAGACATTGTACGGCGGGTAGAGGACGTCCTTCAGGACACCAACATCCGCTGGCCCCGGCTCGAACTCCAGAATTGGATCAACGAGTCTTACCTAGCGATCACGCTGCTTCGCCCCGACGCTAACGCGAAGGCGGCGACTTTTACGTGTACATCTGGGACAAGACAGGTTCTCACAGCGCAGTTCCCTTCTGCTCTGCGACTGCTGGACGTAACGCGAAACGTGGCGGCTACATCTAACAAGAAGGTTATTCGTCTTGTTTCTCGTGCTGTTCTAGACGACCAG